TAATGTTTTTTTCAATCAAGCATCCACTTACACGGTCACGATGACCGGTGCTTTAGCGTGTGGTAATATTACAGTTTCCGCAGGTGTGGTTACTTTTCAAAATGGAACATCTCCAACACTTCGTATTGCTGGTTCCATGTCTTTAGCAGCGGGAACAACCACTTGGAATAGTACCGGAACTATTACTTTTGATGTCGGAGAGCCAGGTAGAACAATCACAACAAACGGTACTAGTCTTAGTTGTTCTGTTACATATTTGGATTATGATGGAACCTTAGCATTAGGCAGCGCACTCACAATTACTGGAACATTAAATTTTGAGGCGGGAAATTTCAATACATCAAATTATAATATTACTGCTTCTCTTTTTACATCAGGTGTTTCTACCTTAAGAACACTTACTCTCGGATCAAGCACAGTAACTCTTACTGGTAGCAGTTCTACCGCATTTAATCTTTCCTATGTAGATAATTTGACATTCAACGCTAACACCTCGCAGATTAATTTATCAGGTGCAACAACGGGCATTATTACTGGTGGCATAACTTTTTATAATGTTAGTTTCACATATTCTGCTGCCGCAGCAGTAATAACTATTGCCGGCACAAACACATTTAACACCTTGTCATTCGTCGGTCGAGGCACTACTGGTGTAAACCGGGTTAGTTTTTCTGCCAATCAGACAATCTCCACGCTGACACTAAACGCTGGCGCAACTGCGGCATACCGCACCTTACTTCAATCTGATACGATTGGAACGCAACGCACCTTAGCGGTGACCACTCTGTCGGCCGGAGCGGCTGATTATGACTTTAGAGACATTGCCATCACGGGATCGGCTGCGCCGCTTACCGGCACTCGATTTGGTGATTGCAAGGGTAATAGCGGGATTACATTTCCTGCCGCAAAAACAGTTTATTTCCGAGCAACGGGTAGTGGCAACTGGGGTACTGCTGGGTCAGGTTCTTGGTCGCTGACAAGCGGCGGCTCTCTTGACGCTACAGCTTTCCCACTAGCACAAGATACTGCTATTTTTCCGGCTGCGACCTATCCGGCTTCAGGATCTACCATCTCCATTCCCAGCAACTATCAAATCGGCACCATTGATATGTCGTTACGCACGACAAACACAATGACGCTATCGACGACCTCTGGCATCATGGCAATTTATGGTAACTGGATTAATGGCACAGGCATAACTTTGTCTGGAACAACTGTAATAACTTTTCCTGGACGAGGCAGTCAAACAATTACCAGCGCGGGAAGAACCTTTACACAACAGTTTGAGATTAATTCACCAGGCGGTACCATTACTTTACAAGATGCTCTGACAGCCAGCACATCAAATACTGGTGTGTTGACTGTTGCACAAGGAACATTTAATGCGGCAACTTATAGTGTTACATTATCAGGTGCCGTAGCGGCAGTAAGTTCTTCCGGTACTGGCACAAGAACGATTGCCATTGGTTCTGGCACATGGACAATTGCAGGTTCTGGCACACCTTGGAGTGCTGCCACAGCTACCAATCTTACAGTTACTGGAACCGGAATTATCAGCCTGACTTCCGCATCCTCTAAAACTTTTGCCGGAGGAGGTATTCAAACCTACCCGACTCTGAATCAAGGTGGCACAGGGACTCTCACAATCACAGGCAGCAATAGATTTACTGCTATAAGGGCCACATCAACAGGAGTTGTGACGCTTACTAGTAGCACAAATAGTATAATTGATGAACTCAATATAACAGGTACAAGATCATTTACACTAAACGTTAGTAGTTCTGGAACGGCTAACATAAAAAAGCCAGCTTTTTATAGTTCTAATGTGAGCCTTGTTGGACCAATAAGAATCGGAACATGACCGGGTTATTTTAACTAAATATACTAGTAGCATAACGCGGACTATCAAAATGCCATCAGTAACAAACAGACAAACATTCAAAGAATACTGCCTCCGCCGTCTGGGTTTTCCCACCATAGATATCAACGTCGATGACGACCAGGTGGAAGATCGTATTGATGATGCGTTGCAATACTGGCAAGACTATCATTTTGACGCGCTCCAAAAGCTATATTATATAAGAACTCTGGATGCGACAGATATGTCAAACCGTTATATCAATTTAGATCCTGATGTAACGGTAGACTCTCAAAACAATCATGTTAACATCATTGGTGTCACAAGAGTTTTTCCGATTACCGACTCCCTTGCATCCGGAAACATGTTCGATTTGCGGTATCAATTGCGTTTGAACGAACTATATGACTTCACTTCTGCATCATACATCAACTATAACTTAACGATGCAGCATCTCCGTTCGTTGGAGATTATGTTTACTGGTGAAGTTCCGATCCGTTTTCAAAGACATATGCATAGACTTTTTGTTGACTGGAACTGGGGAGCAGAAGTACAAGCAGGTACAGTTGTCATCGCAGAATGCTATGCGACAATTAAGCCAGAAGATTATGCAGCAGTATGGAACGACCGTTGGCTCAAAGAGTACGCAACAGCATTAATCAAACGAACATGGGGCGGCAATCTGAAAAAGTTCGCCGGTGTTCAATTGCCTGGCGGTGTTACACTTAACGGACAACAAATCTTCGATGAAGCAATTCAAGAAATTAAAGACCTAGAACTTGAAATGTCTAATAGCTATGAGTTGCCAGTTGAGTGGTATCTGAACTAATGGCAACAAATCTATATTTTAACAATTACAACGATACAGCCGAGCAAAGGCTTATCGAGGATGTAATGATTGAAACCATTAAGATTAATGGTGTGGATTGCTATTACATCCCAAATATAAATGAGGCTGCTAGAGACTTAATCTATGGTGAAGATCCGCTGAAAAAGTTTACTGCCGCATATCCACTTGAATTGTATGTTACAAATGTGGACGGCTACGAAGGTGAGCGAGAGTTCTTCTCCAAATTTGGGCTAGAGATTCGCAATAACATGTCTGTAATTATTTCCAAGCGTTCGTTCGCTCGTTGGGTACCACAAGACAGATATGTTCGGCCACGCGAAGGTGATTTAATTTATGTGCCGTTCTTGTCTCAGCGAGGCGAGATGTATGAAATTAAGTATGTAAATTACTCAGAATCATTTTATGTTTTGGGTAACAAGTATCCCTATTTCTATAAATTGGAGCTTGAGAAATTCAAATATTCGCAAGAAACAATCGCAGTTGGTATTCCAGATGTTGACAATGTGGTTGTCCAAGATGCATACAATGTTACATTAATGATGACAGCAAACAACGCATCAAACAACTTTGTAGTGGGTGAAGCCGTTACTGCAAACGTTGCTGGCGTATCAGGCACAGTTACATATTGGGATCGTCCAACAGGAACACTTAAAGTTACCGATCTTCTTGGAACTTTTGCTAACACCCAACGTGTTACTGGAAACACCAGCAAAGCAAACTATATTATTGTAAACGCAGTAGATCCTTTGACTGATCCACAAGAGCGTGAGATATACGACAACTTTGTAATTCAAACGGAAGCAGACAACTATGTTGACCTGTCTGAGAATAACCCATTCGGATTACCAACATGAGTTACGCTTACCACAGAATAATCCGAAAACTCGTAGTGGCTTTCGGAAATGTTTTCAACAACATTTCACTCTCACGATATGATGCAAATGGTGTAGAACAAGAACATTTTCTTGTTCCCATTGTGTATGGTGGAAAAGAAAAATATGTTTCTCGCCTAGAAGGTGATCCAAACCTGGACAAAAAGGTACAGGTAACTCTACCAATCATGTCGTTTGAAATGACAGACATGACTTATGATGCGAGTAGAAAATTAAACACGAATCAAAAACTAACACATGCTGGTGGCGCACAAAACACCACACTTGCAGTTTATAATCCGGTTCCTTTTAATTTCGATTTTGAATTGTATGCGTATGTGCGTAACATTGAGGATGGCGCACAGTTAATGGAAAAGATTCTTCCATTCTTTACACCAGACTACACAATTTCTGTCAATCTGGTACCTGAAATGGGTATCGTTAAACAAATTCCTCTTATACTCAATGATGTTTCTCACGAAATAGATTATGAAGGTGACTATAATTCAAAAATCAGAAGCATTATTTGGACATTAAGATTTACAGTCAAGGGCTACTTGTATGGCCCAGTTTCAGAACCAAAAATTATTAGATCGTCTATTACAAATATTTTAGATGATGTAAATTTAGGTGAGACAGATGTTGTTATCAAACTAAGAAATGGTCGTGGCACTTATTTGATAGGTGAAACCGTCTATCAAGGTTATTCGTATGAAACTGCCACGGCTACAGCTAAAGTTGAATATTGGTTGCCGGCTGCGAACACATTAACCATTTCAAGTATGCATGGTCATTTCGTCACAAGTTCAAATGTAATAGGATATACAAGCCATTCAACTTGGATTGCAAATAATTATTCGATAGTGCCGAGAGAATCTGCAACGATCACGATCACACCTAATCCATCCAATGTGATTTTACCAAATAATTATACATATACGACAACCATTGTTGAGTCCTGATTGATTAAAACATGAGTAATTTTGAAAAAAGCATGTCTGAAATATTTGATGTGGAACCAAAACAACAAACACTATCGGTAGTAGAACAACAAACTCTACCAATAGTGGAAACCAAATTTGGTACACCGGCTAGGCTCGAACAAGATTTGGATCAAGACTATGAAGAGTCAAGAAAAACTTTGAAAGAGTTGGTTAAAAAAGGTAGCGATGCTATCGACCATCTTATGGCCATTGCTACAGATACCGAACACCCCAGAGCATTTGAAGTTGTTGCTACTCTAATTAAAAATACCGCAGAAGCAAATGAAAAACTTATGACGATGCAAAAAGCGGTAAGGGATATGAAGAATATCAAACAAAAAGATGGTAGCGTCAATGTGGACAAAGCAATCTTTGTGGGTTCAACAGCAGAACTAAACAAGCTGCTCAAAGGCAAAAAAGATGCCGATACAGAATAAGGATAGTTACCGCGATAATCCTTTACTTAAAAGGGCTGGCGTTGAGGTACAATACACACAAGAACAGATTGCTGAGTATGTAAAATGCTCACAAGATCCTGTGTATTTTGCAGCCAAGTATATCAAGATTGTCAACGTCGATCAAGGTTTGATGCCCTTTAAGATGTGGGACTTTCAAAGAGAGATGATTCAGACATACCATGAAAATCGTTTCTCGATAACTAAATGTCCCCGCCAGGTCGGTAAGACAACAACATCGGTTGCATATCTTCTTTGGGTCACACTATTCTCGGATGACCAAAACATTGCTGTTCTGGCTAACAAAGGTTCTTTAGCCAGAGACATTCTAGCCAAATATCAACTGGCTTATGAAAACTTACCAATGTGGTTGCAACAAGGTGTACTCACATGGAACAAGGGTAATGTAGAACTCGAAAACGGATCAAAGATTATTGCTGCATCAACATCAAGTTCTGCTATCCGAGGTGGTGCATTTAACATCGTATTCTTGGACGAATTCGCTTTCGTTCCAAACAATATCGCCAACGAATTCTTCAACTCTGTTTACCCCGTTATCTCATCCGGTAAAACTACCAAGATTATTATTGTATCTACACCCAACGGCATGAATCTATTCTACAAGTTGTGGATGGATGCAATGAATAAGCGTAACGGCTACAAGACATTTGAAATTCATTGGTCGATGGTACCGGGACGCGATGAGAAATGGAAAGAAGAAACAATCAAGAACACTTCTGAAGAACAGTTTCGTCAGGAGTTTGAGTGTGAATTCTTAGGTTCAACTAACACTCTGATATCTGGCTCCAAACTTGCTCAATTGGTATATAATGATCCGGTTGTCAAACATGAGCTTTTGGATATATTTGAACTGCCGATTAAAGCTGACGAAAATGAAACAAAACTCGACCATCTTTACGCCATCACCGTGGACCCGTCAGAAGGACGAAACATGGATGCCTCATCCTTTTCCGTCTTTGATATCTCCGCAGTTCCGTATAAACAAGTTGCTAAGTACAACTCCTCCTCAATTTCGCCCGTCCTTTTCCCGACAGTCATTTACAATACAGCCAGACTATACAACAACGCATATGTACTCGTCGAAATAAACAATACACCACAGGTTGCAGATACTCTGCATCAAGACCTGGAATATGAAAATTTAATCAAGATCGAAACCGGAAACAAGAAAGCTCAGTCCATGGGTACGGGTTTTGGTCGAGGTATACAGCTTGGTATCAAAATGTCTGCTCAAGTTAAACGAATCGGTTGTTCGAATTTAAAGACTTTGGTAGAAAACAACAAACTTATTATCAATGATTTTGACACAATCTCTCAGCTTACAACATTTGTGCAGCAACACAATACTTTTAAAGCAGAAGAAGGTGCAAATGACGATATAGTGATGACTTTGGTTATGTTCGCATGGATGACGACACAACAATATTTCAGGGAAATTGTCAACCATGACCTAAGAAAACAAATGCAATTGGAGATGTTGAACCAATCTGACGAAGAAGTACCATCTTTTGGTATCTTTGATGATGGGAAGTCAAGTAATTACATTGTTGAGGGTGGAGATGTGTGGTTGACCAGAGAGGAAGATGTTAAAACACATGGCTTCTTTATGGGCTGAAAATCACCATTTCATAAATAGACCATAGGTTATTGTTGCCAAATAACATTATAACAAGGAGATAAAAATGGCATTTCAGATTTCTCCAGGCGTAAGCGTATCAGAGGTCGACCAAACTACGGTTGTTCCTGCGGTATCAACTACAGCCGGTGGCTATGCTGGTCAATTTCAATGGGGTCCAGCAGGCAAAAAAATATTAATTACAAACGAAACACAGTTGGTAAGCACTTTTGGTAAACCAGACGGCAATACTGCGACTTCATTCTTTTCTGCGGCTAACTTCTTAGCATACGGAAATAATTTGCAAGTTGTTCGTGCTGCCAATACAGGTTCATTCAATTCGGTTGCAACTGGTACAGCAGTTCAAATTGCTAACGAAGATGTGTATGATGTAAGTTATATTACAGATTCTACAACAATTTCATTTTCTTCTCGTTATGCAGGTGCTCTAGGAAACTCTCTAAAAGTTTCCATCAATGCCGCCAACACAACATTGAATGCAAGTACATCATTTGCAAACTGGCAATATAAAGGCAACTTTACATCTGCGCCAAATACCAGCACATTTGTTGCTTCTTCTGGTGGCGCAAACGACCAAATTCACATCGTAGTTATTGACGAAGATGGTTTATTCAGCAACGGTCAAAAAAATACCGTGCTTGAAGTATTCCCATTCTTGTCCAAGGCTTCTGATGCAGTAAATGATGATGGTTCTCCAGCATATTATAGAACAGTACTTCGTGACCAATCTCGTTATATCTACGCCTTAGGTCCAGTAGATTACACAAGCACAAGCGGTACTTGGGGAAGAGCGGCCGCTGGCGTAGACTTTTCTGGTATTAATACAGGCGCAACCGCCTCCTTGGCTGGCGGCTTAACAAAGGCGGTACAAGACAGCGATGTTTCTACTGCTTGGGATGTTCTAGCTAATCCAGATGTAGTTGATGTTTCTCTGTTGATTTCCGGTGATGCTTCGACAACAATTCAGCAAAAAGTAATTGATACTGCTGTTGCGCGTAAAGATTGCGTTGCTTTTGTATCACCTCCAAGCACAGTTACTACTTCAGCAGATCCAACAACTGTTGTAACAACATGGGCTTCCTCGACAATCGCTCGGGCTTCTTCATATGCCATGGCCGATTCTGGTTGGAAGTATCAATTTGACAAGTACAACAACGTATATCGTTGGATTCCATTGAACGGTGACATTGCCGGTCTGTGTGTTTACACAGATAATGTTGCAGATCCATGGTACTCACCAGCCGGTTCCGTTCGTGGTGCAATCCGCAACGTTGTTAAACTAGCATGGAATCCAACACAAGCACAACGCGATACCATCTATTCAGTCGGTGTCAACCCAGTTGTTTCGATGCCAGGTATGGGAACAATCCTATACGGCGACAAGACATTGCTGACACAACCATCAGCATTTGGTAGAATCAATGTTCGCCGCTTGTTTATCGTATTGGAAAAAGCCATCTCTCAAGCATCTAAGTTCTCTCTATTTGAGTTGAATGATGAGTTTACACGCGCTCAGTTTATTGCTTTAGTTGAACCATTCTTGCGTGATGTTAAAGGTCGTCGTGGCATCTATGACTACCGTGTTGTTTGCGATACAACAAATAACACTCCACAAGTTATTGACTCCAATGAGTTTGTTGGTGACATTTACATTAAGCCTGCTCGTTCAATCAACTATGTTCGTTTGAACTTCATTGCTGTTAGAAGCGGTGTCAACTTCAATGAAATTGTTGGTGCAGTCTAATAAATAATCCAAAATAGGAGAAAAAAATGGCTTTTAATGTAGCTGAATTTAGAGCAAATATGGTTGGAGACGGTGCGCGTCCCAACCTATTCCAAGTCTCTTTAGTGTTCCCAACATTTGCGGGCGATTCAGTCGGAGCCGGACAAAAACTAACATTCATGGCCAAAGCGGCACAACTACCAGGTGCAACCCTTGGTACTGTGCCAGTTTATTACTTTGGTCGTGAATTAAAGTTTGTTGGCAACCGATCATTCGCAGACTGGACAATTACAGTCATCAACGATGAAAACTTTCAAATTCGTCGAGCATTTGAATCATGGATGAATGGCATTAACGCTCATGGCGATAACGTCAGAACTTCAACGGCCGCTTCACCAGCAGGTTATTCATCTGATGCTGTTGTAAATCAATACGACAAAACTGGAAATATCATCAAGTCATACAAGTTTGTTGGTGCTTTCCCTGTTGATCTATCACCTATTGATCTGGATTGGGGTTCGAACGATACTATCGAAGAATTCACGATGACCATGGCATATCAATGGTGGGAAACCGACTCTACTACCTAATATAGAAGAGGGACTTTTGTCCCTCTCGTTATGATTAATTTGAAATAGGAAAAATATGGCACTAAACCTCTTTGGTTTCCAGATATCAAGACAGAAGGATGCTCTATCGCAGCAATCCGAAAAAACTTTTGCGCCGCCTTCTAACGAAGATGGTGCTTTAACCATTTCCGCGGCGGCTTATTACGGTACATATGTTGACTTAGATGGCACCGCAAAGAACGAAGTAGAATTAATTTCTCGCTACCGTGAAATGGCTATGCAGCCAGAAATTGAATCTGCTATTGATGATATTGTAAACGAAGCCATCGTACAAGATGATGATGGTAAATCGGTAAGAGTTGTTTTAGATGTACTTAAACAACCTAATGCAATCAAAAAGGCAATTGAAGAAGAATTCAAGATTGTTTTAAGATTATTAAATTACCAAAATATGGCTACGGATATTTTCCGTAGGTATTATGTTGATGGCAGATTATTTTATCATGTCATCATTGATGAGAAGAATCCTGGTGACGGAATTAAAGCACTCAGATATATTGATCCGCGCAAAATTCGTAAGGTGCGTGAGATTAAAAAAGATAAAGATACCGGTACAGCAGTAGATGTGGTACAAACTGTCAATGAATATTACATCTACAACGACAAAGTGGTATCAGGTTCATCATCAAACTACGGACCAGTTGGTGTTCGTATTGCCAAAGATGCAATCATCAATGTCAATTCTGGCTTGATGGATTCACGCCGTGCGGTTGTTCTGAGTTATCTACATAAAGCAATTAAGCCTCTCAATCAGTTGCGAATGATAGAGGATGCAACGGTTATCTACCGTATCTCCAGAGCACCTGAACGCCGCATCTTCTACATCGACGTTGGTAATCTTCCAAAATTAAAGGCGGAACAATACCTACGCGATATTATGGTCAAGTATAAAAATAAACTTGTCTATGATGCACAAACTGGTGAAGTTCGTGACGACCGTAAATTCCTTTCTATGATGGAAGATTTCTGGCTACCACGCCGCGAAGGTGGTAAAGGTACAGAAATTACCACATTGCCAGGTGGACAAAACTTAGGCGAACTAGAAGATGTAAAGTATTTTGAAAAGAAACTTTACAAGTCATTGAATGTACCAGTCTCTCGTTTAGATCCAAACTCTACAGGATTCTCACTTGGTCGCGTTGGTGAAATCACCCGCGATGAGGTCAAGTTCTCTAAGTTTGTTGATCGTATGCGTCAGAAGTTTTCAGAAATATTCGATCAAGCACTTAGAACTCAATGTGTTCTGAAAGGTATCTGTACTGCTGATGAATTCGATGAATTCAAAGAGGACATTTACTACGACTTCTTAAAAGATAACAACTTTGCCGAACTAAAAGAAGCAGAGTTGACACGCGAACGCCTTTCTCTTCTTGGTTCTGTTGATCCATATGTCGGTCGTTATTACTCGATGGCATGGATCCAACGCAATGTTCTTCATCTGACTGACGATGAAATCAAAGAAATGGAAAAAGAGATAGATAAAGAAAAGGCTGAAGGTAAGATTCTAAACCCACAAGACATTGCTGCACAAGCACAACAAGATTTGGCTGCTGGAGGTGGTGATGGTGGCGGCGGAGGCGGTGCTTCTGCACCAGCGCCTTTACCTGCAAGTGATTCTGGTTCAGATGCTGTTTCTACCAGTTCACAAATTAAAGGCGACTTGAGCCTAAACAACGAATACACTCCAGCAATGCGTATGCTGTCTAGAGTGTTATAAATATTTTATGGTACATTTGGAGAATTAAATGGATAACGAAAACATCAAAGCTGTTGTTGATAATGCATTAGTTGACAATGCTTCTGAAATGAGAGAAGCACTATACAACGCAATTAATGATAAGATTTTTGCTGCCATTGAGCAACGGAAAATTGCTGTTGCAGCAAATATGCTTGCTATGCACGGCCAAAACAACGAAGCTGCCACAGAGACAGAATGAAACGACTAAAAGATTTTCTTCAGAAGGAAAATTTTGAAGGTGGTCCGGATGAGGACCACGATGGATATCTTTCGCCAGAAGAACTTCATAAACACTTAGACATTCAAAACCGAGGCAAAGTAGACATTGGTGATTATGCGGCACACATTATGTTTCACGCACAACACCCAGAATATCTGGCAAATGCTATTGAAAACTTAAATGATGTTCAACGCAGGCATGCTAATGGTGAGATGATTAATGCTGATGATTCCGTTTTTGCCAAAATGAAAGGCACAAAGGCTTTAGTGGCAACATCGGAACCAATGGCAGAAGGCAAAACTGGCCAACCACACGAAAAAGATCCTCCTACAGTTTTGATTATGCGTAGAAAATCTATTCGTTCTTTCCCCAATGGCCAAAGAGTTGCTCTGTATTATGTGGATAAAATAAACAAATATGTAACCGTTCCATATGAAGATATGCAATGGGGTGCATCTTTTACCGAAGAAACTGTAATTGACCAGTTAGGTTATTCTTCTCAATATGGCGAAAAGGTTATTGTTGAACACTTTGATGGTTCAACAACTGAAGTAACTCCACAGATGGCACAGAATATCATATCTCTTTACAGAAAAATTAATGAGGCTAATAAAGCAAAAATGTTAGAGATGCTTGAAGCCAGTTCAAAACACTTCCAAACTATCGCAAAGTTTTCTAAGGAATAAAAATGGCAAATGTATATGGAATCAACGTATTAAAAGATGACACACAACATGCTGTTATCAAATTGACTGCCAAGTTTGATGGTACAGGTCAAGAATCCAACACAGCACGTATTGTAGCTAACACACTTTCTGGTGCGTTAGCAACTAACGGTTTTCTCGTAGCTAATACACAAGGTGGTTCTGCAAACACCACATTACCCTACTATGGCTTGGCTATAAATCGTATGTGGTACGACTGTTCTGCTAGTGCGAATTCTGATGTAGAATTATATTGGACAGCAACCGCATCAAATACGGCATTCTTCTTGAATGGTAATGGAGAATACGATGGCGCCGGCAACTGGATTACAATTCCAAATCCAACAGCAGGCGCACCAGGTTCAAATGGTAATATTGGCATCACAACACGCGGTATGGTGAACGGAGATAGTTATACAATTATTCTAGAATTACGCAAAGACAATGCATATTACCAACGCGGTCAGTTCAATGATCCGGCAGCGTTTAACTTTGGACCACAGTATAATTTAAGACCATGATTAAATTAGTTGAGGCAATACTCTCTGGTAATCTGGTAGAAGCTAGAGAGTTGCTTTCAACTAGGATTAACGAAATAATTGAGGAAAAATTACATCAGATTAAATTGAGAACTGTTGCAGAAGATTACGATTTAGATTCGTACCTACCCGAAGCGAATGTTATGAAGATGGGTAGAATGAAGTTGGTTAGATTGCGTGTTAGAAAAGGTAAAGTACAGAGAAGAAAAAAGTTTTCTTCTGCGCCAGGTTACACGATTCGCGGCGGTAGATTGGTAAGAATGTCCTCTATAGAGCGTATGCATCGTAAAAGAGGTGCTCGTAGAGCAAAGTTTAAGATTAAAGCAAAGAGAAATCAAATCTTAAGAAAAAGAAAGATTTCACTTAGAAAAAGAAGGGCAATGGGACTAAGATGAAACTTATTAAAGAAATTACAGAGACAGTAAGTTACATTACAGAGGAAGCAAACGGACAAAAAGTTCTTCATATCGAAGGACCGTTCCTCGTTGCCGAAAAGAAAAACAAAAACGGTCGACTATACGAATTTAACACAATGAGAAAAGAAGTCGACCGTTATACAAGCGAATATATCAATAAGAATCGTGCTTTTGGAGAACTTGGACATCCAGACTCACCAACAATTAACTTGGATCGCGTATCACACATGATTACAGGTTTGCGTGAAGATGGTAACCAATGGATCGGCAAAGCAAAGATTCTTGATACGCCTATGGGTAACATTGCAAGAAGCCTTATTGACGGTGGCGCACAACTTGGTGTGTCATCTAGAGGTATGGGTTCTCTTAAAATGGTCAACGGTGTCAATGTTGTTCAACCCGATTTTTATCTAGCCACAGCGGCAGATATTGTAGCTGACCCTTCCGCACCCGGTGCTTTTGTACAAGGTATTATGGAAGGCAAAGAATGGATGCTAGTAGATGGCAAATGGACTGAGTATCATTACGAAGAAGCGAGACAAGAAATTCGTCAAGCATCTCGTAAAGAAATCGAATCAGTAAGTTTGCGAATCTTCGAAAACTTCCTTAAAAAACTTTAATATTATAAATACCCACATACCAAACCAAGGAGATTTTCAAAATGGTTAAAAAGTTTAATCTATCTGAAGCTGCCGCTGATATTCTGAACAAAAGCGTATCTTCAGCTATGGCTAAAAGAACAGACGGTCCTTCTCGTCTACCAGTTTCCGTAGTTGCAGGTCAAAAAGAAGTTGGTGATATTGGTACAGAAGTTACCAAGACAACCGATTCTGGACCAGATGCAACAAAAGGTGCACCAACAGCTACACCACCCGGCGCAACACCACCTGTTGGCGCTGAGCCAATGAAAAAATTGGCTGGTCAGCCTGGTGAAGATTCTGCCGCAGATCAAGGTGATCCAGAAGGCAAACCAGGAAAACAAATGATGCAAAAGAATAAAAATGGTGTTGGCATCCAATCTTATGGTGGCCAAAAAAATGAAGAAACAGAAGTCGATGATGAAGATTTGGTTTCTGAACAAA